CTGGCTGAATCAGAGATATAAGATGGCAAGCTGTGTGGTGATCGATGGAAGAAATGGAGTTGACTTCCTGATAGAGAAGATAACACCGGTGTGGAAATATAAGCAGTCAATTGTTCGACCGGCAGCAAAAGAAGTGATAGCAGCGGCGAGTCAGCTATCACAGGAAATCAATGAACAGACTGTAACATGGTATAAATACCAAGAAATACTGAATGAGTCAGCAATTACGTCTGTAAAAAGACCGATTTCCGGTGGCTGGGGATTTGGTGGAGAAAACTCAATCCCGATTGAAGCAGCAGCACTTGCACTCTGGGGATGTAGAACATCGAAACGAAATCCGAACAGAAAGATGAGGATAGGATAATGGAGTTAAATTTTGGAAGAGTAGAAGGATTACCACCGGAAGAACAACAGTGGCTTCAGGAATTGAAATACATATATGATTATCACAGAAGTGCGAATAGGAAAAAGCGCCGTTATTATAACGGAAAAGTCACACTGAATGAAGTGAATCTTGGGATTGCATTGCCAGCAGGTCTTGGAAAACTTGAGATTGGATGTGCCTGGGGAGCAAAAACCGTTGATGTACTTGCGGGAAGATCGATGTTTGATGGGTTTGTTACAGAAAATGGAACGAAGTCAGAAGATATGGATCAGATTATGAAAAGGAATCATTTGATAGCGGAATACAATAAAGCGGTCAAAGAAGAACTGAAATACGGTTGTGCATTTGCGGCGGTATCCGGAGAGGAAGATGATGCAAGAGTGCGGTTTTATTCTCCACATTGTGCTGCAGCTTCGTGGAATGCACACGAAGGGCGCATCCGATATGGATTTGCCTTTGAAGATGCGCGAAGAGACGAGTCGGATGTTACATGGTCTCCAGAACACGTAAATTTCTATACAGACACAGACATCTGGGAACTGGATCGGATTGGAGGTACATGGTATGCTACGCAGAATCCCCATGATTTCGGAGAACCCCTTATGGTGGCTCTGATCTGGGACGCAACAAACGATAAACCATTTGGTCAGTCAAGGCTAAAAGAGCCGATCCGCAGGCTAATTCAGGGATATGTAAGAACAGTCGCAAATGCAACGATTGGACTGGAATTTGCAACTTCTCCACAGAAGTATCTGCTCGGGGTGTCAGATGAACAATATGATATGTTGATTGATAATAAATTCAAACAGTATGTTGGAAGTATTCTCTACAGTACCAATAATCCGGAGACTGGGGAAAAGCCGAATTTCGGGCAACTTTCACAGGGAAATATTGAACCACATGTGCAGATGCTCCGGATGCTTGCTACACAGTATTCAGCTGCAACGGGATTGGCGGTTACGGATGTTGGTGTGATAAATGATGCAAATCCGACTTCCAGCGAAGCAATTATTGCACAGTCACAGACCTTGATCCTTATGGCAGAACAGCTGAATAAATCAAATGGTGATGCATTGTATCGGATTGGACGGATGGCACTTGCAATTGAACTTGGAACGATTCCGGATGAGCTTCCGGAAGAAACACATGAGCTGATTGCACATTTTAAGAATCCGGCAATGCCAAGCGTGGCATCTACTACAGATGCAGCACTCAAAATTGCGACAGCGCGACAAGGATTTGCACAGACAGATATTTTCCTTGAAATGATTGGTTTTGATCAGGCAGATATCCGCAGAATCCGAGCACAGGAACAAAGGGCAAAAGGTGACAGTATCTTGACGGAGGAATTTGGAAATGCAGATAACGGAGAAAGCGTGGCTGGAGTACATAACGAAGATGTCACAGATTAGCCAGAAAGCAGCGGATCTGATGCAGTCCTGGGTTCAAAAGAATGGACTGGAAAATGATAAAGCACTTTTGGACTACGCCTATGCACTGTCACAACACTATGGACAGGCTATCGGTGCATTATCGTGTCAGATGTATGAAGCGACAGCAGCGGCACAGGGAGTAATAGTCCCTACGGCAGAAGTAGCAGATCTCCCAGACTATGGGGAAGTGGCGAAAGCAGTAAAAGGAACAAAAAAGCAGTCTCCGAACAATATTCCCGGAACGCTTGCAAGGCTTGTAAAACAGGTAGGTGCAGATACGACACTGAAAAATGCAGAGCGTGACGGGGCACAGTTTGCCTGGGTGCCGCATGGGGACACCTGTGCTTTCTGCATTACACTTGCATCCAGAGGATGGCAGTATATGTCAAAAAAAGCTATGCGGAATGGTCACGCGGAACACATTCATGCACATTGCGATTGTGAGTATGCAGTCCGGTTTGATGGAAAAAGTACAGTGGCAGGATATGATCCGGATAAATATCTGGAAGAATATTACGATGCCAACGGGGATATCAATGAAATGCGGAGAAAGCGATATGCACAGAATAAAGATGTGATCAATGCGAGAAAACGAGAATTATACGCAAGTAAAAAAGCGGAAAAACTTGAAAAATTGAGGCGGTCTGATATACTGATATCAGGAGCGAGAATCACAGATCTGAATAGTGCAGAAGCTGATGAATTTGCGGAGATGTACTATGAAGAGATTAGACATTTTTCAACTGATTCAAAGAAAATAGCAGATAATCTCGGTAAGGAAGAATCTGACATAAGAAAAATTAAGGCATATTTATTTGAAGATGATTCTTTGATAGATTCGGATACGGGAGAAAGCAGGCAGTTTGATCCAGATTGCGCGATTGCACAGAGCTGGCAACGCTTGATGAATGGAAAAGACATTAAACTTCATGACAAAACTTTGATAGAGCATGAGTTGTTGGAAATGAAAATTAAGCAAGAAAATCCGGGCATAGATCATGTAAAAGCACATGAATTGGCATCGGAAAAATATAATTATCCAAAGGAGGCGCTGGAATATTATGGTAATCTTAAAAAACATAAAAAAAGTCAGTGATAGTATTTCGGCAAATTACTATCCAGAAGGAAAAGAGCCGGCAGGTTTTATGAAAATACGAATTCCGGATGGAGAGATTGTAGAGCATGAAAATACAAGCATGTTTGCAGCACCACACGTGAGGCGAGAATTGAAAAGGATTGCAAAGATGGATAATCCACCAAAAGAAAAAACGGTAATATGGTATTAAAAGCCACTGATCGGAAACGGTTGGTGGTATTTTTATACTCATTTTTAAGAAAGGAAGAAAGAACATGAGATTTGACGAGGCATTTAAAAGAATGAAGCAGGGTAGCAAAGTGAAAATTCCATCTTGGGGCGGTTATTGGTTTTGGTCAAAAGAGAAACAGACTATTATCATGCACACAAAAGATGGCGAAGAGTTGGATATCAGAGAGACAAAGATTCCAGATTATACATTTGGAAATATCTGTTCTGATGAATGGGTACTGGCAGACGGAGAAAATTGTCCGGAACTGGGCGGAGAAGCTCTGTTTTCATTTGGAGAAGCAATTAAATATCTGAAACGTGGAATGAAAGTGGCACGTAAAGGCTGGAATGGAAAGGGACAGTACATCCAGCTTGCAACCGGAATTTCATATAAAACAGAAGATGGGGATATTGTAAATTGTGAGCATGATGCCATCGGAAACATGGCTATTGCATTCTGCGGAACATCTGGTGTTCAGATGGGATGGTTAGCGTCTCAGGCTGATATGCTGTCAGAGGATTGGAAATTTGCAGAATAGGAAAGGCGGTGATCCAGATATCTCCCTTTAAGGCGCAGGGTTACGCGTCTTATTTTTATGGCAACACGTGCCTTAAACGTGGCAACTAAAAACACTCAAATCAGGAGGGAAACAAGATGGCAGATGACAAAACATTCACTCAGGCAGAAATGGATTCAATCATAGAGGGACGCCTTGCGAGAGAAAGACAGAAATATGCAGATTATGATGACCTGAAAGAAAAGGCAAGTAAGTACGATGAGTACCAGGCGCAGAATAAAACGGAACTTCAGAAGGAAAAAGAAAAGTCCGATGCTCTTCAGGCAAAATTAAGCGCACTTGAAAAGAAAGACACTGTAAGACAGGTAAGAGAAAAAACAGCAAAAGACACTGGTGTACCGGTAGAATTACTGACAGGGGAAGATGAGGAAACCTGTAAAAAACAGGCAGAAGCGATTATGAAATTTGCGAAGCCAAAGAGTTATCCGGGAACTAAGGGAAACAGGAAAAAGACAACAGAGTATAACACAACGGATGATGCAATGAGAGAATTTGCACATCAAATTTTTGGTAAAGGAGAATAAAGAATATGGCAGCACTTATTAGCTCAGATTTTGAAATTCCGGCAGAGATTTCGCAGGGGATTTTTGAAAAAGCACAGAAAGGATCTACTCTGGCGCAGTTATCCGGAGCAAGACCGCAGAAATTTGGAAAGCAGCAGGTGTGGGTACTTACATCGCCACCGAAAGCAGAACTCGTAGGAGAGGCAGGGCAGAAATCGCCAACACCAACTGCATATGCTCATAAAGCAGTAAATCCGTTCAAACTGCAGGTTACCATGAGATTTTCGCAGGAAGTACAGTGGGCAGACGAAGATGTACAGATCGGCGTACTGCAGGATCTGGCGTCAAATGCGTCAATCGCACTGGGAAGAGCATTGGATCTTGTTGGAATTCACAAAATCAATCCGCTTACAGGAACGGTATCAAGCCTTGTAAAAGAAGGGCTGGTTGACACGAAACAGAGTGTGCAGCTTGCAGGCACAAAGTATGATGAAGCAATCGAGGCGGCAGCAGGAATGATCATCTCGTCTGGCTATGTACCGAGTGGTATTGCAATGGATCCAACACTTTCCTTTAGTCTTTCCACTATGAGGGATGCGGATGGAAGAAAGATTTATCCGGAAATTGGATTCGGACAGAATCTTACAAATTTTTCCGGAATGACTGCGGCAGTATCTGATACAGTTTCAGCAAAAAATGAAATCACACCAGATACGAAGTTACTTGGAATCGTAGGACAGTTTGATGCGTTTAGATGGGGAGTACAGAGATCCATTGGCGCTCACTTGATCGAATACGGTGATCCGGATGGACTTGGAGACCTGCAGAGACAGAACCAGATTGCAATCCGTGCAGAAATTGTATACGGAATTGGAATCATGGATCAGGCAGCATTTACAAAGATCGTGAAGGCGGAAGAGTAATATGAAATATTTATACAAACAAACTGGAATTGTAGTGGAGTCTGACGATGTGTTAGACTCCACAATGTTTAAGCCGATTATTGAAGAAAAAACCGAGGATTTGATCGAGGATAGCGAAACAGAAACAGGAGTTGCAGAAGCTGAAAACACAGAAGAACCTGTGGAAGAACTCAAAGAACCGACAGAAGACTCAGAGATTCCAGATATAGAAGAACCAGTCGAAGCAAAGAAAGAGGCATCAGCTAAGAACACCAGAAAGAGAACACAAACAGCGAAAAAGTAGGTGATACAATGGCATACGTATCAATTGAGGATGTTTGGAAACGAAAAGGAACAGATATTTCGGATACAGATTATGTAACGGCACTCTTGGAGGATGCAGCGATCATCATTGATGCATATAACCGCAATGCTACAGACGAGGCAAAGAAATTAGTGTCATGTAATATGGTTATCCGGACACTCGGAAGCAGAGAGGAAGGTGTACCTATTGGAACGACACAGACAACTACGACAGCAATGGTATATTCGCAGACCTGGACAAATGCAAATGGAAGCGGCGAATTGTATCTGACTAAATTGGATAAGAAAATCCTTGGTGTCGGGAATCGAATTGGCTATTTTAATCCATATTCGGATTTGATGCAGGAGGAAGAGGCTAATGATTAAAGGAATACCGGTGAAGCTCTACGAACGAACCGCAAGTGGGACAGATACATTCGGACATCCGATATATACAGAGACACCTGTGACCGTGGAAGACGTGTTGGTTGCTCCGGCATCGACAACAGAAGTGCTGGATATGCTTAATATTACTGGAAAAAAAGCAGTCTACAATATCGCAATTCCAAAAGGAGATACGCACGACTGGCAAGACTGTAGAGTGGATTTTTTTGGCACATCATGGCGAGTAATTGGATTCCCACAGCAAGGAATTGAAGAAAATATTCCAGGAAGATGGAATCAGAGATGGATGGTGGAGCGTTATGGCTAAAACGAAAGTTGAGTTAAATCGATCCGGTGTAAGAGAGTTGATGAAATCAGCAGAGATGCAGGCAATTTTGCTGGAACAGGCAAATCAAATATCATCAGATGCAGAGAAAGAGTCGTATGTGGCGCAAACGAGAGCGATTGTAAAAATAAATGGAGACGACGGCAACAATAGCTTGCTGAAAGCAATGGGTAGAAAAAATGATCGAGGAAAAAGTTAGAGAATATCTGGAAGACAAGCTTGATATTCCGGTAAGGATGGAAGAAGAACCGGGACTTCCGGAGGAATATGTACTGATTGAAAAGACTGGATCTGGCGAAGAAAATCATATTGCATCAGCAACTCTTGCTATCCAGTCTTATTCAGGATCCCTTTATGGGGCGGCATCACTCAATGAAAGAGTGAAAGAAGCAATGGAAAAAATTGTTGAAATGGATGATATCAGTAAGTGCCAGCTTAACAGCGACTACAACTATACGGATACAACAAGGAAGAAATATCGGTATCAGGCTGTATATGATATGGTTCATTTCTGATGAAGGAGGATAAAAATGTCAGATGCTAAAAATGTAAGTACAGGTAAGCCGAAAGTAGGCGGCGCGATTTTTAGAGCACCGCTCGGAACAACATTGCCAACAGATGCAACCACAGCATTAAATGCAGCATTTAAGTCACTTGGATATTGCTCGGAGGATGGACTCACTAATTCTAATAGTCCGGAAACTGACAACAAAAATGCTTGGGGTGGCGACACTGTATTGAATATGCAGACCAGTAAGAAAGATAATTTTAAGTTTACGATGATCGAAGCCTTGAATGTAGAGGTCCTGAAGAGTGTTTACGGAGATGATAATGTTACCGGAACACTTGAGGAAGGGATTACGGTAAAAGTAAATGCAGATGAAGCGGAACAGAATGCGTGGGCTGTGGATATGATTCTGAAAGACGCAGTGAAGCGTATCGTTATTCCGTGTGCAAGCATTACGGAAGTCGGAGACATTGTATATAAGGACGATGATGCGATTGGATACGAGACAACGTTATCGGCAGTACCGGATGCGGATGGACAGACACATTACGAATATATTAAGGGGAATAAGAAATAATGAAGGGAAAAACAAGCAGTGGTTTTGAGTATGAGTTAGATGAAGCGGCGTTGGATGATTATGAACTTCTGGAAGATCTGTGTGAAATGGATGCAGGAAATGTGGCGAAAATGAGTAGCATGCTGAATCGTCTGATTGGTACAGAACAGA